AGGATTTCTTGGCTTCCGTGGCATGCGCTATCCTCCAAAATTCTGAGTGATAGCGCGCAAAAACGGAAGTGCTCCGTACCGACCAGACAGATAAGCTCGTTCGAGATTGTCGACACCCTTGCGAGGGCTGAATTCTGTCAGAGGATAAAGCCTGGTATTTTGCTCTGCTTCTCGCTCGCAAAACCAAATCTGATCTCTTCGGAAAACATCCTGACTCAGGATTGATGTTTCGTGCGTAGAGAAAACCAGCTGCGCTTGATTCGGATTGCTTTCGCTGTTGTGAAATAGCTGAACCAGAAACTTAACCAGCAACGGATGAAGGTTGTCGTGCAATTCATCAATAAAAAGCACGTGACCTTTTTCCAAGGAATCTAACCAAGGACCTGCGAAGCTGAACATTTTCCGAGTGCCATCAGATTCTTCATCCAAATCGAGCTCCACCAAATCGCCGGAATCGGATTTATGAAACGTGGTTAAACGAAGTTTTTTCTTTCCCTGAAATTCATATTCAAGAAACTTGCGAACATGACTAGGCAATTCAGAGGGCAATGAATCTGATGAGAAATCTTCTTCATTAACGTGCACATCGGAGATGGCGAAGTCGGCTGCCTTAAGAAAATTTAGAACCTCGCTTTTACGATTATCTTGGCACCACTCAATCGAAAAATGAGGTGACCAACCACGAACGCCAGCAATACGAAGTTTGTTTGAAAACCAGTTAAAAACCGGTTGCAACTGCTGGCTATTCAACTGAATCGCAGTTGATAAAAACAAGGCATTGGAACGGGTCGCCCTTTTCCAGACATCTTTGTCACCGGTCAGTTTGTCGCCAAAACTGTACTCATATTCACCATCAGACTTAAGGGAGCGCTCAAACCACGTTTGAGTCCGTCCTTTGGGGAAAGCAAACAGCCACTCCTCATGAATGGCAGCAGACGTTGCCGAAAAGCCATATTGGTAGCGAATACCATCGGCGAGAATGGTGACTTCGAACACTGAGGGAGCTGAGCTGGTCTCCTCGCTGAACTTGAACGGCGTAACAGGCAGATCTTCCAGGTTTTGACTGGAAGTCATGACAATGCGCTGCATGGTGGCAAGGGCTTTAATCAAGTTGGATTTGCCGCCAGCGTTAGGGCCGTACAATGCTGCAGAGCGCAATAAGGGGATGTTCTTCACCCCCTTGGGTAGTAGTGGCTCCGTGACATTGGTGTTATAAAGCTCATTTCCTGTGCCGGCAACCAAGCTTAAACGCGCCTCCTCTCGGACGGAACGGAAATTCTCCACTGAAAACTCTATAAGCATGGCAGTACCTTATTAAATATCGAAAAACGTCAAATAAATGCAAAAATAGCATTTAAATCAAGTTTTGTCATCAATTATCTGGTAATGGCGAGGCTGGCCTTCATTTTTGTAAGAGGTAAGCGTCAACCCCAGGCGCTTTTTCAGAGTGTTGGAAAAGACGCCGCGCACCGTGTGCTTTTGCCAGCCGGTTTCCTGACAGATGTCCTCGATGCTGGCGCCTTCCGGGCGCTGTAGCAGCGTAATCATCCGGGCTTGCTTGGTGCCTTCTCGCAGGTTTACTCCGGCTTCAGCGTTTGTGGTATTGGGCTCAGGCTCAAGACCGATGGCCTGGTAGCCGAGTGGCGCTATGGCATGGCCGTTTTCGTTGGTAATGATCAGCTCGCGCGTTAGCAGCCCCTGGATCACCCGGGGTTTGATCCCGGCATTGATGTTGTCGGGCATGGGTTCGATGTTGCCATCGGGCCGCTTTGCAGCGGCGGTCAGGATGGTGATTTGGGTGGGTGTGAGTTGGCTCATGGTGGGCTCCTTTATTCGTCGGCCGCTCTCAGGCATCCATGCCTTTCGCGGCACTTGAACGTCCTGGTTCGTCGTACTCGCCTTCTTGGAAGGCAAAATCGGTCAGTTCTTTCAGCTTTTCGGCGATGTAGCCGAGGCTGCCGGCGTGCCCCCAGTTGATTTCATCGGGGTGGGCGTTGAAGTGGTCGTCGCTCAGTGCTTGCAGGCGGGCTAGTGCTTCGTCGATCTCCGCTTTGCGGGCCAAAAAGGTGTCGAGGGCGGTAGGTTTGCGGCTCATTTTGTTGTCTCCGTGTGCGCTTTCGTTAAGCACATGAACGCTTCCTTCGGAGCACTTATCAACTCAATTCCGCTTAATAATTCGATTAAAAACAGTAGGTTATGGCGTGGGCGTATCATTGCGGGCGTATGCCAAACATCGCGGAGTTTCTGATACGGCGGTGCGCAAGGCCGTCAAGGCTGGGCGCATATCGTTGGAACCTGACGGCAGTGTCGACATTGCCAAGGCCGATCGCCAATGGACACTCAATACCGACCAATCCCAACAACGAAAACCAGCAGCTGCGACCAAAGCAGTCCCCAAGGCTGCGTTGGATGCGGTTGACGAGACACTCAAGGAAAGTGGTGGTCCGGCCGCCGGCACCACCTATATGCAGGCGCGAACGGCCAACGAAGTGCTCAAGGCGCAGACCAATCGGGTCAAGCTGCAGCAGCTAAAACAGGAACTGGTGGATCGCTCCAAGGCCATCGCCCACGTGTTCAAGCTGGCCCGCTCAGAACGTGATGCCTGGCTTAACTGGCCATCGCGGGTGTCAGCACAGATGGCGGCCCGTCTCGAAGTAGACCCTCATACGATGCACGTCGTATTGGAAGCGTCAGTGCGAGAGCACTTGCAGGAGCTGGGTGAGATTCAATCGAGAGTGGACTAGCCGCACTAAACAAAATTAATGGGCTGTTGTTTTACCGCGCCTACTTCGGTTCGCAAAATAGATAGCCACAAGAAAGATCGAGATGCTTATCGATGATTATGACGGCGCGCTGGACATCGACCGAGCATGGCGAGAAGGACTGACCCCCGATCCACTGTTATCCGTTTCCGAATGGTCAGACCGGCATCGCATGCTGTCGAGCAAAGCCTCAGCGGAACCGGGTCGCTGGCGCACCAGCCGGACTCCCTACTTAAAAGCCATCATGGATTGCCTGTCGCCAACCTCGCCCATTGAGCGGGTCGCGTTTATGATTGCAAGAGCCCAACAACCTAGGCGACCTGCTCAAGTATGAGGCGCCCAACCTGTATTCACGCGATCTCGCCACCGTCGCGGCCGGACAGCAACTCAGTCTTGGCACTGTGGTTGGCCTTGAGTCCGCCACCAACAAACTGCACGCGCTGGACCCTACGGCCACCGACGGTACAGAGGTTGCCGTTGGTGTGTTGGCGACGGATGTGGATGCCACGCTGATCGATGTTGACGATGCACTACTGATCGCTCGTCACGCGATTGTGGCCAGCGCCAGCATTGTTTGGCCGGCAGGTATTACTGCTGCGGAACAAGCGGAGGCGATTTCACAACTCAAAACACTCGGCGTGCTTGTTCGCGCGGCCGCCTAATCGAGGACCTTCATCATGCAAAACCCTTTTACCAATCCTGCGTTCTCGATGGCTGCACTGACGGCGGCAATCAATATTCTGCCGAACCGTTATGGGCGCATTGAAGATCTGGGGCTGATGCCGGCCAAGCCGGTACGTCAACGCCAGATCATCGTGGAAGAAATGAACGGCGTACTGAATCTGCTGCCGACTTTACCACCGGGAGCGCCCGGTTCGGTGGGTACTCGCGGCAAGCGGAAGGTGCGCTCCTTTGTGATCCCACACATCCCTCACGATGATGTGGTGTTGCCGGAGGAAGTCCAGGGCATTCGCGCCTTTGGCTCGGAAACCGAAACTGAAGCCATCGCGGGTGTTATCGCCCGTCATCTGGAAACCATGCGCAACAAGCATGCGATCACGCTGGAGCATCTGCGCATGGGCGCGCTGAAAGGCGTCATTCTGGATGCCGATGGTTCGGTGCTTTACAACCTGTTTGATGAATTTGGCATTACGGCACAAACCATCGCCTACGAACTAGGCACTACAGGCACCAACGTTAAAGCCAAGTGCCTGGCAACCTTGGCTGCCATTGAGGACAACCTCAAAGGTGAGTTCATGAACGGTGTGCACTGCCTTTGCTTACCTGAATTTTTCGCTGCACTAACGGGGCACGCCAAAGTCGAGAAGGCGTTCGAGAACTGGCAGCAAGGTGCGATCCTGATCAACGATGTGCGCCGTGGTTTCACTTACGCAGGTATTACCTTTGAGGAATATCGCGGTCAGGCGACCGACATCAATGGAACGGCACGCCGTTTCATTGCAGCAGGTGAAGCTCATGCTTTCCCGATCGGCACCGTTGATACCTTCGGCACTTATTTTGCGCCTGCGGATTTCAATGAAACGGTGAACACCTTGGGGCAGCCAGTCTATGCCAAACAGGAACCGCGCAAGTTTGATCGCGGTACCGACCTGCATACCCAGTCGAATCCCTTGCCGATGTGTCATCGCCCGGGTGTATTGATCAAGCTGACGGTGTAACGGTGCGCATCGAGGACTTTTACCAATCCGCGCAACGTGCTGGTTTGCTCACCCAGGTGAACGCTAATGGCAGCTCCGTGTATTGCGCCTTTCGGTCACCGGAAGAAACCGTTCTGGATGGTTTGGCCCTGTCGCGTGACTACCAAATCGACTACCCAGTTAGTTGGTTGACACTCGCCATTGGCGACTTGGTCTACATCAATGGCACGAGCTATCAGGTGCGGGATATCCGCGTCATTGGTGATGGCACTGAGTGTCGCGCCAGCCTTTCTCAACGCTAAACCAATCTAGGAATTTCTATGTACTCAATCCGTGAGCAAGTCTTACGGGAGGTGGTCCTGCGTCTAACCAACGCAGTCGCTCCCGTTCCTGTTTTACGCATGCCAGTCGCTCCAGTGACGCGTGAAGCGAGTCCGGCTCTGCTGGTGTTTGCCGAAGGCGACGGCATTGCCGCCAACGCCAACGGCGTGATGGATCGCGCACTAACACTGCGCCTGGTGGCCATCGCTCGCGATGACAACGCCTTCGATACCGCCGACCAACTGATCGTTGAGGCACATCGTGCGTTATTGATCGATTCAAACCTCGGCGGCCTTTGCCTCGGCATGACTCAGCTGGACTGTGAGTGGGATGTGGAGGATGCGGATAACACCGCAGTGGCCATACCGGCACGCTTTGAAATCCGCTATCGAACCCTAAGCAACGACCTGACCCAAACGGGATAAACCCCTTATGAAAATAATTTTGTTAAAACCCCATACCCACGCCGGTGCGGTTCACCCTGTGGATGCAGAACTGGACTTGGATGAGCCGACAGCCCAGTGGCTGATCGCCCAATCTGTGGCTCGTGTCATTGATGCAACCGAATCCACGCAACCGAAATCATCTGCCCTTACACGTAAAGGAGACTAACTATGGCCTATTTTTCTGGACAGGGGCGCGTGTATATCGGCGCCCGCGATAGCAATGGCAATCCGCTGGGATTGAACTTTGTTGGCAACGTGCCTGAACTGAAAGTGTCGTTATCGGTGGAAACACTGGAACACCAGGAGTCTACAAGCGGCCAACGACTGACCGACCTGCAGTTAATCAAAACCAAAAAGGGTGAGTTCTCTTGCACTTTAGAAGAACTAATCGCAATCAATCTGCGGCCGGCGCTCAATGGCACCACCACGGATCAGGTTAGCGGCACCGTCACCAATGAAACGCTGGCCACGCCCATGGCCACAGGCAGTCTGTATTTGCTGGCCAAACAAAACGTCTCGTCGGTGGTTATCAAAGATTCCAGCCCAACGCCCAAGACACTACCTGCGTCGCAATATCAGTTGAATGCGAAACACGGCTCTCTGCTGGTCAATGACATCACCACCGGTGGCCCTTATGTCGAGCCGTTCAAGGCTGACTATGCCTACGGGGCCGCACAAAGTACCGCCATGTTCACACAGCCGTTGCCGGAACGTTGGATCCGTTTCGAAGGGCTCAACACCGCCGATAGCAATCGCGAGGTGGTCATTGATCTCTATCGAGTGGCCATTAACCCGGCCAAAGAACTGTCGGTGATTACCGATGAGCTGCTGAAGTTTGAACTGTCGGGCCAGGTTCTAGCCGACACCCTGAAACCGGCGGCTGGCGATCTCGGCCAGTTCGGCCGCATCGTGTTGTTGTGAGGTGAGTGATGACAAAACGACAGGATTGGCGTTTTGCACGCCTGCAAGGCGCCCCCATGGGTGGCGCACAGGGAGGTGCGCCATGAACGAATTTGATGCCTTTGGCGCACAGCCAACAGACCTGACAATCGCCAATGAGACGCTGGTTATCTCACCGATTCGCGTCGGTGAGATTCCCAAAATCCTGTCGGCAATCAAGCCGTTCAGTGAACAGTTGATGGC